ACATATAGTGGAACTAGAGACAGTTATCAATGAAGAATCACCAGAACCAACAGTCAAAAAAATTCTTGATATGCCAGAAGAATTTCGCAATATGTTCTTCCAACAATCAGGAGTTGAAATGATTGAGCAGTTACTTGAACAAGTAAATGATGGTCATAGTTGGGCACAACTACGAGTAGCACAACCACGGTGAACCAGTACCGAGTTACAGTAGAGGTTGACTACATAGTCTCGGCATCATCTATGTCAGAGGCTATGACTATAGTTGACCAACATTCAGAGCACCCACTCGTCGGGCAGGGTGCCGACTCGTGGTGTGATGACATCCAAGTTATAGCAGCAATGATAGACAACAGAAACAAGGAGACAGTATGACAACCACAGTTGTGGATAGACCACAAGTAGCGCCGAAGAATATGTCGGCGTGGATTAAATCAGGTGTTGCAGTAACAGCAACATCAGCCAGTGATGTATCCAGACAAGCAGGTCTTGACTGGACAGTATCACTACACGATGTGACTACTACCTACCAGATTCCTGGACAAGGACAGCCAGTTCACATCCCAGTTAAAAACAAACAAGCAGTTGTTAAGACAACACCAACTGGTGAGGTAATACCACTCGGTATTGTTGGCAACAAATACAAACCATTTCAAAACGCAGAAGTATTCTCCGTGCTAGATACCCTGATTGATTCAGGTGATGCTCGCTATGCAGCAGCAGGCGAGTACGATGCAGGGGCAAAGGTATGGATGCTATTGCAACTACCCAATGAGATGGAGATTAAAGGCGACCCACACGCAGCATTCTTGCTAGCCAAAACTACACACGATGGTAGCGGTTCAGTTCTTATCCGCCCTATCATTGAGCGTCTATGGTGCAGCAATCAGATTAACAAAATCTTCCGTGCTAAAAACCAACAGCACACCTACACACTACGACATACCTCCAATGCAAGACTAGATGTTAATGATGTTCGCAACATTCTTAACATTACCTATTCCAGCATTGAGCAGTACAGCAACCTAGCAAATGTATTGCTAGAGCGTGAGGTTACACGTAACCAAGCAATTGAATACTTCAAGAAAGTCTTCCCACTACCCAGCAAGATAGAGGATACGCCAGTACATCTACTATCACAGGGTGAGAAGAAGCAACGCACCAACGCTAACTTTGCACGGCATACTGCAATGAACATCTTTACCAGCAGCCCAACACAGGAGAATATCCGTGACACCCAGTTCGGATTGTGGCAAGCAGTTGTTGAATATGCAGACCACGGTAAGCCAAACAAGGCTAAATCGCTGGGCATCAGGACGATGTCTGGTGCCAGCGATAACATTAAGTTACGTGCACTAGAACTACTAACAGTATAGGAGACTAAAGTGGAATACTTACACACAAATGCAGACGGCACTACCGTCAAGTACACAGATGAGATGATTAAGAATGTCATTAATGACCTTCAGTACTACAAGAATACTGCTACTGAAGTAAGAAGTAGAAACCTTACTATCCGTCAAGAAGTTTATGACTTCTTCAGTGAACGCTACGACTCAGGTAGTGATGAGATTACCTGTACAGTTGAAGATGTAAATGAACTACTTGACTCTATTGGTGCAGACAAACTCAAGCGTTTATATACAGTCACTGGCAGAATTGAATTTACAGTAACTGATATTGAGGCAGACTCAGAGGATGATGCCAGAGACCAAGTAGAAAACAATCTAACTGTAGAGTTTGACGGCAACACCGTTGATGACTATTCAATAGATGTCAATGATGTAGAACAGCAGTAATCAAATGCCTAAGATTGCAGACCACACTTATAGTGAGGCACTACGTACTGGCAAGTGTATGGTGGGCAAACACAGTGAATGCACAGGTACTGCGGTCATCAGTATCCACGCACTCAGGAGACCCTGTGATTGCCAATGCCACAGCAAATCAGAGTGAGCAGATAACCGCCTTTCTATCTGCTACACTCTGCCTACTGAGTCAGGCTGGTTTTGATTAGTCTCCTTTCCAGCCTGTCTCTTTTACAAGGAGACAGGGACAGACAAATGCGAGTAGAAATAGAACGAGACCGATACGGTCGTCCACTAGTTGTGCCCAAAGCAGGTGGCAAACCAGTTGCTTATACACGGGCTACAACAATTGCCAATAGTCTTGATGACCCAGCAGCACTAACTGCTTGGAAGATGCGAATGGCAGCGATAGGTTTAACAGTACGCAGCGACTTACTACTAGCCATCAGCGCTGCACAAGAAGATAAGATGGCGATTAACAAGTACATTGAAGATGCTATGGAAGTTGCAGGCGCTAGCCGTGCAGCAACTATCGGCACAGCACTGCATTCATTTGCAGAGAAACTAGATTTAAGACAGGACATTGGACCTATCCCAGATGAGTGGGCAGCAGACTTAGTTGCCTACCAAAAAGCAACAGAACAACTTAATAAAATCTTTATAGAACAATTCTGTGTGCTAGATAAATTCAAAATTGCTGGCACACCAGACAGAGTTGTTGAGTATAAAGGTGAAAGATTCATTGCAGATATTAAGACTGGTCGCATTGACCATCCTAATAACATTGCTATTCAGTTAGCGATATATGCTAACGGCTCCCCGTATGATATTGCTACGGGTCGCCGTGGTAGTTGGGGCAATGTCAACAAAGACAAAGCCATCATCATCCATCTTCCAGCAGGAACAGGTCTATGCAAATTAGTTTGGATAGATATTGCAGAGGGTTGGAAAGGTGTACAATTTGCAATGAAGGTAAGACAGTGGCGAGACAAGAAAGGTCTTGCTACACCATTCCAGGAACAGGAGACAATCAGTGGCTAGCACTGAAGCACCAATCAGTATCACAGTCAAGACACCAGCAGGTTCACTAGTAACAGTTCGTGCAGAGCACGGAGATGAACTAGACCAGTTGGTAGCAACAGCACTAGATGCTATCAAGTCAGCAGTAACAGAACTTGAATCAGCAGCCAAAGGTCAGTCAGCACCGATGGCACCAGCACAAATAGCAGCAACGCTTGGCGCAAGCATTATTAATACAGAAGTTCGTGAGACAGGTAGTACATATCTTGCTCAAGAATATACAGGTACTCCATCACTCGGTGGCAAGAATTGCCCACACGGAAAGATGACTGCTATCCAAGGCACAGGTAAAGACGGTAAGACTTATCGTGGTTACTTCTGCCCAGCACCAAAGGGTGCATTTGACAAGTGCAAGAATCAGTATGTTCGTGCTGGTTCACCAGAGTGGAACACATTCGTCGCTGACCAAGTAAAGTAATGACAAACAAAACAGGATGGGACGAATGTACAGAACCAGACTGCGACAAATGTCATTGTGAGGAATGCAATTGAGAACACTCAAACGCAGCATTAGCAAAGCAGAGGTGGGCGGAGAACCATTACCGCCCGCCTTTGCGGCATTTGAGCGGGCAGGAATTATCCTGCGCCGTGCAGAAATCACGATGGTTGCAGGTACTCCAGGTGCAGGCAAGTCATCAGTTGCACTGGCAATCGCAGCCAGAGCCAAGGTTCCTACGCTGTACTTCAGCGCAGATACCAATGCTCATACAATGGCAATGCGTCTTGTTGCAATGTCAGGTCGTATGACACAGACAGCAGCAGAGCAGTTGCTCAAACGTGAGCCACATCAAGCAGAAGAAATTCTTACTCTGAACAATCACTTGTTCTGGTCCTTTGAATCCACTCCCACTCTAAAAGATTTAGATGATGAGGTCAGTGCATTTGAAACTGTATGGGGTAGAAGTCCAACACTTATTGTGGTTGACAACCTAATGGATATAGCAATGGATGGTCACGAAGAATTTCAAGGTATGCGTGCAGCAATGAAAGAACTCAAGTATCTTGCAAGAGATACTAACGCAGCCGTGCTGGTTCTGCACCATACCAAGGAAGGCTTTGAGGGTTTTCCCTGCCAGCCACGCTCTGCCATTCAAGGTCTTGTCAATCAGATACCAGCAATGGTATTAACTATCGGTCAGATGAAGCAGGGCGATGAGACCTATCTCTGTGTAGCCCCAGTCAAGAACAGATATGGACGAGCAGACCAGACAGGTAACAACTACGTTAGCCTAGCCTTCAACCCTGACAGTATGTATCTAGATGATGTCCAAGTTAAATATATGCAGGAGCAGATGTATGGAAACTAAAGTATGGGATTGTTCATTCAGCCGTGAAGATATTGAAGTTCTTTTA